GTGGGCTCGCAACCTGCTCTCGAGTTCCTGTTGCTCCATCGGTGACAAATCAAATGCCTCCCACACACTGCGCCTAGCGCAGTTAGTGATCGGCCTCGCTACTGCTGGTCCTTCCCTCCCAGCCCTATAGACTAGGTCTTCAAAGGCAAACAGTGTAGTGCCCGCAGAACTGCACTTGACACTGCCCCCAGCACGCATCATCATTAGGGCGAATTCCTGCAAAACAGGAACGCCCGAGCACATCGATAGCTCACATTCACCAATGGCCTTAGCCAACTGGTGCCATTTGCCAACCATGTTCCTAACACACACAACATCTTTCGACATCGCGCGTGTAGGATACCTAACCATGCGCCATTCCCCGTCACTAATCTCCACGGGACGGGACTGGCAAAAATCGATGTGCTCGAAAGACTCGGCGATTTCCATCTTCATGTTCATCCCGTAGTGTTCGCCTATGTTTACTGCCTTAACCAACGGCAGATCACGCCTTTCGATGATGACAACTGAATCATCTCCATCCAACAGGATTTCCCCGACAACCCCTGCCGTTCGTAAGACCGACATCAGGATCATCAGGTTCAACACGCAATTGCCGAGCGCTGTGTTAGCATCGCCTGACATGCGTGTGCCTTGGACGACATACTTTATGCCGCCCCTCGTCCGCCCACGATTCTTTCTTTGCCACGAGAGTAGCATCTTCATCCTTCGACTGGGTAGAGCTAGATTATAGTAGGAGTGTTCCATATCCAACAATGGCAACACCACATGGGCGTCCCAGGCAGTGGCATCAAACAGCACGGCGACGGGGTCACCGAAGCTACCCCATTTCGTGTGCAACAATCTTGCCCGCTGACTCTGGTTCAAACCCTTAGCGATGTTGCGGGTGGCACTAGGCCCAAACCTCATTCGCTTGTACGTCTCCTCCTCTATACTTTTCAACCCTGCGGCCATCAACGCGAGCGTGTACCGTTTTCCACGATACTGTATCCCGCGCCCAGCTTTGCCGATCTTTAACTTGTCCAGCTCCACTTTTTCCAGCTTTAACATGAAGTCGATTGCTGCATCAAACTTCGTAATATCATCCTGCAGCAACGACAACATTGCCTTACGATACGGCCCCTGCTTGGCTTTGGGCATACGCCCAATACACTTCTCGTACGTCCACGGTGACACTGGATGCAGCTCAGCGAGCATCAGCCGCCTGCTTTCCGCGAGGTTCAACAGCCCCTCGTGGCTCACTGCGACTTCATCATCATGCATCAAATGCCTGTTGTGTAACGCTACCAACTCGTTGCACACGCAATCATTGTGTAGATGCGCGTGCCAAGTGTATCCGTACTCGTAAAACTCTCGCGGTAAATCCACTATGGCGTGTGATTTAGACTTGTCGACATGTCGACATCCTCCATCAGGTAGGGTGACTACGGCGGTGAAAACACCATGGCTCTGTTGTAATCCTTTCAATGCCACACGCCTCTGACAACCGCCGTACACTGACTGGAGGCCCCTCTATGTTTTGGGGTTGCGGTACGGGATAGTCGGCGTCAACCTCCTATCCTGCCACCACTCCCCTATCCAGGTGAACCAACCTGGCACCACCGGCAGCGCTCCACCGCGATAGGCTTGATTAGCCTCGCGCATGTTGCGCTGAACGACGCGATCGGCGAGGAAGTGATTCCCCGCCTGTTCCCAATCTGGCACGTCCATAGCAGCTATAGCGGTATTGTCCGCTATACGGGCTATCTGTTTGGACGTATACCTGCGACAATCCATAGTCTTCAGGTATTGCTTGGCCTCAGTCTTCAACTTAGCGAGGAGCAGGTTGTCCCTTTCCTGCCGGCTTGCAAGCATTTGCAAGACCCCAAGCAGCTCCGGGTCGACCCAAAGTCGCCCGTGCGCGTCGTCTGCTGCGGTGGCCGACAATCTGGTCGGTTTGTACAATTCCACCGTCAGCACCTTCACAGGGCGATTCTTTGATTCATCACCCGGTGGCGCCCCAACTTGTAAACTAGGACCAGCGAACCTTGGTCCCGGGCGTTTCTCGCCCTCATCCCGCTCAATTATCTCCGCTGCCACCCAAGCAGCCTCAAACCCATCGGGTGCGGGGAAATCACGTGGTCTTCCTTCCTGTCCTGGCCTGCGAGCCACGTGCTCGGACCAGAATGCCGCCGCTTGTTCTACAAGCCTAGGGCGGTGAATGCCTCTCTCAGGCACACCGTCTGTCTCCGCTGCGTCCGCTTCTTCAATCGTGCGTAGCCGCTGGAACTCCACCAGCAGTCGCGCGCGTTCTTCCTCTCGCTCCACGACCTCGTCGCGGAGTGGAACATCACTAGTTCCGACGCAGGCGTCTTCCTGACCCACTTTAGGGATGCATGGGGGCGGCACCACATGCATCCGTTGGGAAAATCCCCAACATGCGTTATTCCTCCGGCGGAGGGGAGGCGATCTTCACTGCCGCCATAAGGCGACAGATTCCGCCGGGCACGGAGTTCCCGGAGATCTTCATCATCGGACTCCGATGCGACACTGCCTTGAGCAGTGCCAGTCGTAGTCCGCTTGGCCCTCTGCCTGGCGGACTGTGGGCGAGACTTTCGCCGGGACTTTCCTGTCGATGACGTTCCTGTGCCAACGTCAGGCGCGCCTGCATGCTGCGGATCAACATGTATGTTAGCAGTTCCCCTGGAACTGCTCCTTCGTCGGCAAGTCGCGCTTGCATCAAGTGCAACCATGCCTCCCGCCGCTCTGCTGACCGCCGTGTCCATTGGCTCTGTGGCCCCACTGGTTGGTCCAGGACTGTTCGCAGCATCTCTGATTCGCACAGAGCTGCTGTCACCGCGGCTGCTGCCAGATGGCGACGTGTGGCCGCGATCAGCACCAGTGCTGGATGACCCTCTGGTAGAGTCTCCTCCAGCAATAGGGCCGCGTCCAATGGGACGCTCCCTACCCATCCTTCCCCAGACCAACTCTCCAACTCCTGTCGAAGGTGAGCACGCCCCGCTGACGTCGGGTCCCAGTGCTCCGCCACCTCGTCTGGGTGCGCTACTCGCGCCCCCGCCATCGCCGCTGGGCCCTCCTGGCCCACTCCATCCCGAG